GTGTAGTCCTCAATGTGTCTAAGATTTATACAACCCCCACCCTAATAGCCATTTCGTATAAATATTATACACCTCAAACTGTATTCTTTTTATACACTTGCGGATACTTCCGCTTATCCTGCTCCGTCTTCAACCCATGGCACGGTCTGCACATTGATACTAGGTTCTCATTATCATGAGTACCACCCGCTGCCAGTGGTATGTAGTGGTCAACGAGTTCGGCTAGTACCACGCGGCCTGCTTCCTTGCACCACTCGCACAGCGGATCACGTCCGCGCTTCGCCGCCCTGATCTTCTGCCACCTACCGTCATACCCACGCGCTGTAGCGTGTGGCCTATGGTCTACCCGCGGCTGTCGTTGTGGGCAGGCGTCGGCGTGGGCTTCTCGGCATCGTGCGCACCAGCGGGGCGGGGAGGTGGGCATAGGTAGGCTTCGTTATTGCCGTAGATCACACGCTCAAGGTTTTGCGTGTTGGGCGAAAAGCCCATTCGCTTCATGTCGCGTGTGAGTTCAGCAATGTGCTTTCGACGCTGCCGCAACCGCCACTCGCGCACCACACTAGCCAGCCATTGAGCAAATTGGTCGATCATCACAACCCAGCCATCAGCGATGAGCGGTGGGTGTAGGTATTCGGAAGCACCTTAACCACAGTGGCTTGCGCCGTTATCCGCGTGGCGATCTCGTTTGGTTCAGCTAACAGGAAAACCCGCGTGATTGCCTTGTCTTTTTTGCGCTGAATCAGCCGCGCCACAGCACCAGCGGTTTTGAGGATGCGCAAGGTTGCAAGGCTGATTGCTCGCCGCTTACCGCTTGCGTTCTCACAAATCACAGTCGGTCCGGCCAGTTTCAAGGTGTCCAAGCGCATCTCCTCGATTGGGAGCCCGTGAGGGCTGGCGGTGATTTTCCCCACCGGGGGAGCCTTACGGCTTATTTCCATTACGCTATTTTTTTTTCACAGTGTCAAGCCTCACGTGTAATATTTTCTTCGCCGTCGCAACCCGTAGCGCTTCCCACAGCGCAGCCATCGTCGCGGATTGGTCCGCTAAGATGCGTTGCATCAGGTTGCTGTGTCGTCGTAACTCCTTTATTTCCCTACGCATTGTCGTCAACCGAGCGTACAGCAACTCTTCGTCCTCTTCGCTCATAGCGTGCCCCCAGCGCAACGGCATTTCGCGCTGAACTCGTACGGCTGTTTGAGCTGGTTGCCCTGCTCGTCCACCATGCCCTGCACCCGTACCCACTTGGTGACGCGGATTTCTCCACCTGCGCATCGTGCCGGGTGGTGGATCTTTTCGAGCCCGCGCGAGTTTGGATCGTAGTCCCAATACGTGAGCCCAGGCACCTCGCGCCCGCACCCTCCCGTATTTGCCCGAGGAGCTTCGTTTACCGGCTGCCCATGCTTCGCCTCGTTCAGCGCGTCCGCGATTTCTTGCGGCCCCGTTGGAAGCGATTTGCGGCCCAGTATGAGATCCACCGCCGCCCGAGCGTGCGCCGCATCGTCGGAGTGGCTGGCGAGAACGTCAATGAGCGAGGTGAACGTCTCCGGTGCCATGAAGCCGAACCCCTGGAGATTCGACATGCGGTTGAGCTGGGCGGTGGCCGTCCCGCGATTACAAGGCATCGTCCACCTCCAGCCCGGCCTTCAAGTCCACCGGCCCAAACCTTCGCGGCGCCCGTGGTGCTGGCGGTGCTTGCGAGTACGTGCCGTCGCGGGTCCACCATTGCGCCTGCTTCGTCCGCAGATCCGGGTTGGCGTCGTATGCCGCGCGCCACTTGCGGACGCTGGCAGTGTAGGCCAGGCAGAACCCGGCCGGGTTACCCTCGAAGCTGGCCAACTTCTGAAACTCCGAGCGCATGGCTGAAGCCGTAAGCCCGACATCGCCGCCGGCCGGCAGGTGCTCGCAGGCAAACTTCGCCGCGGTCTGGAAAAGCTCGTCGGGGTCCGGTCCGCTGTCATCGATGCGGAGCTGCTGCGGCGGGGGCGGGGCGAGCGCCAGCGCGCCATTCCCCCTTCCCCCTTCCACATTCAACATTCCACATTCAACATTCATACCGGGAACCCCCCCTATCATAGAGGCAAATCCTGGGGAACTTTGGGGAAATCGTCTATGATCGGCCAATGATAGGCCGTTTCCCCAGGATTCCCCGGGATTTGCCTCTATCATTGACGTATCATCAAGCGTTTCCCCAGGATTCCCCGGGGAACTTTGGGGAACTTTGGGGAAATCGTCTATGATCGGCTTATCATTAACCGAAATCCCGGGGAACTTTGGGGAACTTTGGGGAGGAGGGTACTCGCTCTCCTGGTCCTTATAGTGCGGCCGCTGGTGCTTCAGGAAGTTCACGCACTGGATTACCTCGACCGATCCAACCGGATAAAGGACGATCAGCCCGGCGTCGTGGAGGTCGTGAACCCACTGCGCGACGTCTTCCACGGTCGCCGGATCGAAGCCAAAGGCGTACTTTTTGAGCCGCGTCGGGCGGTACTCCAGGCGGCCTTCTTTGTCCGCCAGCGTCCACATGGCGATCCACAGAAGGCGCTGCGGATAGCCGACTTTTGCCGGGTCGTCGCTCTCGAAGAATCCCGGCTTGATGTTACGGGCGCGTGCCATAGCCGCACCCCTGTTCTCGCTTCATCTGCTCCCTCTTTCTCGGCCGCGTCGGCATAGCGGCCCCGTTTACTTCGCCCGCATCAGCCGTTTCAGCACGGCCGACTGATTCCTGCCCGCCCGCCCATCGCTAGGCGTCTTCGCTATCACGTAGCGCCGTCCGTTAGGCAAGCGCCACACCTGGTGATTCTTTTGGCGCACCAGCACGGCGCCGGCGCGCTTGAGTTGGTCGAGGATGGTCATGGCGTGGCCCGCCATATCCGGATCGCGGCGCCGCTCGTAATTGAGCCCGGTGGCATCTCATCGGCGTACCGCTTGCATGTGGTCACATACTCCACCACCCGCGCATCGTCCGCCCAGGCCCCTCCCGTGGTCAGCGCGTCTTCTGTTGACCGGATGAGCTTTGATAGATCCGGCTTGCGGTCATGCAGCGCCGTGCGCTTGCGAGACTTCGGCCGCGGAAAAATGAACACCATCTGGCACCGCACAGGCCCATCAATCGGCGGCCGTCCCGCCATGGCTTCCCGCGCAGCCCACGCCACGGAATCCCGCCACGGCTTCACCTTCTTACTGGATTCGATCATGCGCCCGTCGCCTACGTGCCGCTTCGAGCCTTGCGGCCCTGGCACGCCAAGGACGACGAGTTCGACGTCGGGCGGCCTCATGGCCTCTCACCGCGTGGATATCGAATGGTTTTTCTGGCCTCATCGTCCTGCATAAACATCTCCTCCCATGTCCAATCAGCCTGCACGTGGCTCCGCTGCCTCACCGCAATCGCTCCATCTGCCTTGTGCCCAAGTCGCCGCATGGAATTTGGCAAATATGGCTTCAGTGGCTCATCGGCGTATTGGTGGAAATCCCTCATCCCTCCACCGCCGCCAACACCGCCAGCATCACGGCCTCGAACCACTCCCGCGCGTTACCCTCGGCTGCGTCTTTGGTGATCGGGTGCCGCAGCCGCACGCAGAACGTATGGCTCGCCCCCGTCCAGAAGCCTTCGACGCGCCACCCGTCCATCTGTATCGCCGCCAGCACCTCGCCCGCGTCAGTATGTGGCCAGTCTGGAACCATTCCGCCATCGACGCGGACCAGTCGCCCGCGGAACTCGAATACCTGCCACTCCATCACGCGCTCGGCGATGGTGCGGGATTCAGCTAGGGTCCATGGGCGGGTCATTTTGCGGCCTCCTGCGATAACAGGCACTCTTCCATAAGCCAATCGCACAGGCCATCCCAGGCGCCGGGGTGCCTGTCTTTTCGCCAGCGTTTCGCGGCTTCGCGCTGCTGCTTGATCGTGTACCGCGCCGCCGCTTCTCGCTGTTCGCGCTGGGCGGTGGCGATAGGGTTGTCAGTCGATGGCATCGAATAGCCCTCCTTGAGCGCCGGCATATGCCTCCGCGCTTTCCAGGTGTTTAATCGCCGTTGAAAAGTAACCCGGCTTCAGCTCAATCCCGATGAACTTGCGGCCTTCGTCCAGCGCAACAAACCCCTCCGAGCCAACACCGGCGAACGGCGATAGCACGACGTCGCCCGGCGAGGACCACAGTTCCAGGCACCGGCGAATCAACCCGAGCTGCAGCGGGCAGATGTGCTTCTCGTCCTTTTCGTCGCGGGCGATGCGAAAGTTCAGCACGTCCGTCTGGTCGATGTCCCACCACACCGGCTCCGCGTACCGCCGCCAAATCTCCACGCTTGTCCGCCCGTCGCGGCCTTTGCGGGCGTATTTCGAAGGGTGCTGGTCGGTTTCGCGCGGATCTTGCGCCGCGTCGCCGATATACCGCTCGAACCCAGTCGGCCGCTCAATCGGCTTCGTGCTGAGATTGTCACCTGGGGGCGTCTTGCGAAAGGCCAGCACGTAGTCAGCCATTCCCTGCCGGATCTGCGAAGAATCACGCATGACGGTTTTATGGAGGAGCCCGTTGTTATTGGTCCGTTCCCGCTCCGTCACCGGGCACTTCCACACCGTCACCCGGCTATGGAACGCCCACCCGGCGCGCTCCATGGCGGCGATACACTGGCCTGGGAAGTCGCGTAGGCCGCTGGCGCCGTCACTATTCCGATACGTCGGCAGGTCCTTAACGTGCATCACGCACAACCGCCCAGTCGTCGTCACGCGAAGTAGTTCAGGCGCAAGGAATCCGAAGTGCGCAAAGAACTCCTCATCGCTCGCGCAGTTGCCCATATCGGCCTCGGAGTCAGAGTACATGTACAGGCTGGAAAACGGCGGCGAAAACACCGTCAGGTCTACCGACTCATCGGGAATGCCCTTGATGACTTCGCAGCAGTCGCCGTTGTAGAGCGCCCAGTTGCGGCCGTGCCGCTCGTCTAAAATCACGTTCATTAGATCCACCTCGGAAGATTCATTTGCTTTGTGCCGACGGCCGATGCAAGCTGGCGCCGCCCGGTACCGTTTTGAATTGCCGCCATCGCGTGAACCATGGCCGCTTTCATTTCTTCGTGCTTCTTTTGCTTTTCGCGGATCGTTTTGAGGACGGGGCCTTCCGTCTCCGCGATGACCATGTAGGCGTCAACCGGCCGAGTTTGACCGAACCGCCAGGACCGGCGCACGGCCTGATAGAACTGTTCGTAGGAGTAGGACAGCCCGCAAAAGATGTGACGGTTGCAGTGCTGCCAGTTCATGCCGAAACCCGCGATTGATGGCTTCGTGACGATGCGCTGGAACGCGCCGTTTGTGAATCCCAGTAGCTTCTCCTCTTTCGCCTCCGTCCGCTCGTCGCCGCGCACTTCGATGGCTCCGTCGATCACGCGCATCAGTTCGTCGGCCTCGTAGTTGGTGTTGCACCAGATACACCACGGCTCTTTCGAGTCGCCGATGATCTCGGCAACGCGCGCGGCCCGCGCCGGCGCCGTCAGCCGCATCTCCCGATGCAGTCCCGTCGCCGATACGTCCGCCACCCGGAACAGTTGGCCGTTGGCGTTGATGGATTGATCGACGGCTACAATCTCCTCATGAATGCGCAACTCGGGCATATTCCAGCCGTCGTCAGAAAACCCAAGGTCTGACGGCTTTTCCATGCACACTGACCACGACGCCACCCACCGCCAGTAGTCAGCTTCGGCGTGGCCTTTCAGCCGGTAGCCGCCCGCCTTCATGGTGTCGTTCAGGAACCATCGCATAAGCATTTGCCCGCCGCTCATGATGTCGAGAAACTCCGAGTGGTTGCCTAGCTCCATGTGATCGTTTGGCGACGGCGTAGCCGAGCAACACAGCTTGTAGGGCGTGCTCGCAAACGAGTCTTGCAGTAGCCGCCTGGTCGCACCGGTGAAGTTCTTTAGGATGCTCGACTCGTCCAGTACGATGGCGTCGAAGCGGCCCGCGTCGAAATGCTTCAGCATGTCGTAGTTGGCGACGTTCACACCCGTCCGCACGTCCTTCTGACTTCGGCACTGCGTGATCTCAACGCCAAACTTCGCGCCCTCTGCCACGGTCTGCGCGGTCACCGCCAACGGTGCCAGTATCAGCGCATCGCCGCCCGTATGCTGGCAGACCTGCCGCGCCCATTCCGCCTGCATGGCGGTCTTGCCGCTCCCGCACTCCGTAAAGAGTGCGAACTTACCAACGTTCAGAGCCCGCGTGATGCTCTGCTTTTGGAAGCCGAAAAGTTTGCTGTTCAGGTCAAACTCTCCGGGAATGCCGGATGGTTGCGGCTGAACGTGCTTGCCGTCAAGAAACGCCCGGTAGCCGCTCACACCCGCCCCCCATCCAACGTAGCCCAGCGCGCCACCGAATTACCCACGTCCTCCAGCGTTGCCCATTCACAATCAGGCCCCCCGCGCAATCCCTTGTACGCCGCGCCCGCGTTACGCACCGGCCGCGGCGCATCCACCGGTCCGCGAGTAGCCTCGCGCATCTCGCGCTCTGACCGGCGCTTTTCCATCATCGCTTCAGTACCTCGGCGGGCACCTTCAGCGCGTCTCTTTGCCACGCATGCAGCACAGCGGGTGGCTGTGGTCAGGCCACTTATAAACGCACTGCAATCCTCGCAGTTACGCTCGGACGGCGTCGCTTCTTTTTTTGCATCTAAGTACTCTCGCCGCGCCTGCTGGCCGCATGGACGGCAGGCGTTGTGGCTTACCTTGTACATATCCTCCCGTGAATACACGGGCTGTTTGCATCGCGGGCATGGGTCGCCCGGCTTCCATGGTATTCGTGGCATTTCTCTCCTCTTTCGTTCAGGCCGTCGGCATTGACCTGGTTGTTAAAATTTCCAGTCAATCATTTTGGCTTCGGCCGCGGCGATTGCCAGCGCATCGCTCCCGTAATCCTCGTGTAGCCAATTCCCGGCCCAAACGACATACCACCGGTGGCCGTCATAAACGACGCTCCAATCAGCGTTGAAACGCCAAGTTTTCGCGTCGCTTCTGCTCCAACCCCACTTCATTCGCTGCCTTCGTTCTTTATCGCGTCCCGCTCATCGGCCTCATACTGCGCGCCTTCCACCGCCCAGCGCTTGCGCTCCGCCCGCGGCGCCGTCGGGTATTCGTCGGCGTAGACTCGCTCAAGTTCGGCGATGCGGGCGAGGGCCGGCGGTTGGCGGGTCATGCCCCCACCTCCACAACCCAGCCCCAGCGCCCGCCGCGCTGCTCGACGGTGATGGCGGAGATCATAAACACGCCCTCGACCACTTCGCCACCGGACAGCTTCACCAAATCGCCGGGCTGGCCGTAGGGACAGCGCCGGGTAATCCGGTACATGCAGCTTGGAGTAAGCGGAATGATGTCTCCCTTGTCCTCCCAAACCAAATACTCCGGGTGGATGATCGAGCCGTCGCCACGGATTCCGACGCGCGGCTGCTTCCGCATCGCCCGCCAGATCCGCCGCTCGCCGTTGGTGTAGGCGGCGGATTCGGCGCGAGTTAGTCGGAGGGTATTCATACCTCCCCCAGCCCCATCACCACGTACCCCGGTTCAATGCCAAACTTGCCACCAGACAGAACGTAGGTTACGGCCAACTCCATGAACTCCGCGCCGTAGAAGTCGGCATCTACCGATCGGTACAGGTGAAGGATGTCGCCAACCTTGAAATCTCGGTCGTTCGTGCGAACCTCGAATGGCTTCGCCCCGCTGTTTACCGCATCCCAGTATTCTGGTAGGGTTTTCAGTTCGTGAATCACAGTTTCCACTCCTCTCCTTTACGCACAATTGACAGCCCCGCAAACCACCGCTGCTTGTACCACAGGCCCCAGCAGCGCCATGGGCCTACCTGCGAGTTCCAAAACCACATGGTCTTCATGCTGGCCCTCCGGTGGCGCGGTATAGTGCTTGGGCGAGGGCGGATGGACCGTCCGCGCTGCCAAACTTCGCAAACGAGGAAAAGCAAACCGCGTGTTCTTGGAACAATATGCCGCCGTCGTTTTGCTCTGACCTAAAGCTGTAATACCGCCCTTCGCCTTTCTTCCGCCACGCCTCAGCCGCGCGGATGCAGGCGGCTGGGTCGGTGTTGTAGGTGGCGACGGGCTTCCACGGCCCGTTAAAACGGATCTCGTGCGGCTCCGCGGCAAACTCGGTCGATACCTCCAGTCCCTCGCAATGCTCGGCAATCCATACGTCGTGCGCTCTTGTCCAATTCATGCAATCCTCTCTTTCCTGCGAACCACAGCCCATGCCTGATTCATGCGCCGCTCTTTTTTCCAGTACACTCGCTGCCGTTCTCCGCTTGGCAGTGAATAGTAACGCTGGAGAGTTGCTTTCGCCTGCTCCCGCGCAATCGCCAGCCGCTTGCGGGCCATGCGGACGCGGCGGATCATTCCGCACCGCCTAGGTACTCGGCGTTCGCGGCCCAGCGGCGGAACCTATCCGCGTACACCGAGCTGTCCGTGTTGAAAAACACAATTCGCTCATCTTCTATTTTCGTCACGTACCGCTCTACGCCTTTTTTGTTTGTCCAACGATCCCCAGCCATCGGCTTCGCCAGCGCCTCAGCCTTTGTTCGCATCAGTCACCTCCTGCGCGGCTTCGACAGCGGCGATGGCGGTGTCGCCGCTACCAGTAGATCGGCCACCTGGCCGAAAATACCACTTAGCCCCTTGCGGCCAGTTCCGGCGTTCAATCATCGGGTTGATACTCCGCTCCACCTTCGCCCAAGCCGCAGCGCAGCGGGCTAGGTCGGCGATGTCCTCCGTTTGTAGAAAGTTGTCCAGCCAATACTCAGGCGACTCTATTGCTTCCTTGCACTTCTGCGCCAACTCCTCCAGCCGTTTAGCGTCCATCGGTGGCCTCCAGTCGGTCGGCTTCGGCTTCTAGTGCGTCACCGGCAGCAGGCCCGAATAACGCAACGAACGCTGTTATTTCCTCCCGCAACGCCTCCGCCTTAATCCGTCCCAGCGACTGCGCCGGGGTGCGGGCGAGGGCGGCTTTAGACCTCTCTGTCACGCAATGCGGGCACATGCAGCGCTTGACGTGTGGGGCTTGGCATGGTCCATAAGCACGCGCCCAACTCAGCTCGTCACTCAGCGCCCCGCAAAGGTCTTCGGCGTGGGCCCTGGCCTCGTCTCGCTCCCGCTCCATCGCGTTCCGACTGATGACCGCTTGGTTTCGGTAGTCAATGTACTCCACGCATTCCCGCTCGGCGACTTCGGCTCTGGCGGTGGCAGAGTCACGCAGCTTCAACGCTTCGCTCCATCCGTCCTGCGACTGCTTCGCGTTCAACAGCGCCGCCTTGGATTGTCCCCGCAGCCGCTCCACCTCGGCGCGGAGTTGGTCGCGCTCGGCTTCATGCTCACGCCAATACTGACCCAACTGCCGCTCAACGGCCTCCGATTGTTCCAGGAATTGGTGGATCATTTGCAGATCACCGGCGAGTTCTTTGAGTGTTTCACGCATTGTGTGCCTCTTTCCATTTGGCGATTGCGGCGAAAGCGGCGGCCATCATTTCCCTCTCATCTGAAGTAAAATGCTCCCACTTCCCACACCGCAGCGCCCGCTCCGCCGCCGCGATCACCTCCGCCGCCGTGATCTCCTCATGCTTCGACACCACCACCCCGGCGCAGGCTTCCCGCAGTCCGGCGATGGTTTCGGAGAGCGTGAGGGTACCCGTGCCGGTTGCAGCTGACGGCCCGCGCTTCACCCCACGCCGCAAGTCCTCAGCCCGGTTGCGGCAGATACGCCGGATGTCATCGCGGGCGTCGTCTGGTCCGATGTACTGCTGGATATGAGCGGCCAGCATGTCCAGCTCGTCCGCCACAGCAAGGTCCGCCGCCGTGGGCACGCTGGCCTCGCGGGCTTCGGCTTCGGCGAGAAGGGTTTTCAGTTCCTCCGCGCGCTCACACAAGGCCATGCGAGTGATGTGCGGCTCGCCACGAAATACCACGTCGCATTCCCCTTCTAGGCGGCGAACCTCTTCGCGGGCACCTCTCAACCACTCCGCGCTACGCTCCTGCGACATACAGCACCTCGTCGCTCTCCGATGTCTCGATCCACCACGAGAGAGACATGTCCATTCCTAGACCAGTGCCGACAATGAAACTGACGATATCCCCGTCGCGATTTGTCACTCGGATAATCGACTCGCCAAACATGCTCTTTTCTTTCGTTACATCCCCCGGCCTCGGGTCGTTCCTCGGGTCACGCTCCACGCTTCACCTCCGCTTCCAAATACTCCCGCATCTTCGCTTCCCGCGTTATCGCCGCGTCCCGATTCGCCGCCGCCCAGGCCGCGATGTAGTTCCACGCCTGCGCCCGCGTTGGCTTCCAGCGCAGGTAGGCGCCGCCGCCCAGCAAAAACAGTCCGATCGTTGCTATTTCCATGTCCCTCTCCTATTCCGCCGCCGGCCGCGTCGTCTTGCGGCCAAACTCGTATTTGGCCATCTCTGCCAACGGGCAGATGTAGCGTTGCAACTGCCAGTCTTCCGTCGGCGCTTGCGCCGCCCATGCTGCAGGTAGCGGCCCGCGGATCTTCCGCCATCGCCACGCGGCCATATACGCGCGTCGGTGGCACCGTTGGCACTCTCCGCAATGGCATGTTTCGCGTGGCATAACTCTCCTTTGTTTTCAGCGGGCCAGTGTCTCCCCGGCCCGCCTCAAGAATCCAAATCCAACAGGTTTTCAGTGGTTCGTGACGGACTACCTCTTTTCCGGGAGCTTTTCGCGCCCGGTCTGCCGTCCCGCGCGGATTTCCGAGATCGTGCGCTGATTTGGAACGGCAGGCCGCGGGCGGTTGCCCGCGGAGATCAGAAGGGAACGTCGTCGTCTGAGATACCGCTGTCGATGGGCGGTCGCTGTGCCGTGCGCGGCTGGCTCACCAGCCCGCCTCCGTCCTGCTTCTCGCCACCGCCGCCCAGCAGAATCACCTCGTCCGCCACCACTTCCGTCGAATACCGCTTTTCCCCGTCCTTGTCATAGCTGCGAGTTTGCAAACGCCCTTCAACGTAGACCTGCTTCCCCTTGGTGAGATACGGCACAAGGTTTTCAGAGCGCCATAGGGATACGTTCGTCCACTCCGTCTCCTCTTTCCACTCGTCCGAGCCCTTGTCTTTCCACCGACGGCTGGTCGCCACTGAAAACCGCGCCACATGCACGCCGGACGGCGTGAACTTCCCCTCCGCGTCTTTTCCCAGGTGCCCGATGAGGGTTACTTTGTTTATGCTTCGTGATGCCATTTATTGGGCCTTTCCGGCTTTCGCCATGAGCGCCTTATAGCAGGCGGTTGCTTGTGCTTTTTCTGTGAAGTCCTGCGGCCGCGCCACGCCGAAGTCGTTCAATGTCGCCATCACATCATCGGCAGATAGCTCTTTGGCCGCTTCCGTGAACGCCGCAATCATCGGCTCATTCGGTGCCCACGCTGGCGGCTCAGGCCGGTCGTCCGGCGCCCCTTGCAGCCACTCGCGCAGCGTTTCCGCCATCTCCACCCCAGGCCGATTGATAACCGCGCCGCTCAACTTCGGGCAGCGCGACTTGGTGACCGTGAGGGTGTTGTCCTGGTCGATCTCCCCGCACACGTCAAACTCGAACTCAATGCCGTCGCGCATGACTGGCGCAAGTCCGACCTTGCGCGGTGCCCGCTTGCCGTTCACTTCCTCTATCACCCATTCGGTTTTCGTCCGCATGGAAACGAGGACGTGAATCTTCGCGGATAGAATCTTGTCCACTAGCGCCTGATGGTATGGCGTGACGTTCTTCCATGCGGCAAATGTATTCCCGCCGCTCGACCGCTTCGCCGCCGCGTCCACCATGTCCAGTTCGCCGCCCTTGCCCATCCAGTAATGGGATAGCGAATCCACGACGATGACCGCATAGCCGCCCTCCACGGCTGCGTCAAGGGTTTTGACGAGTTCGCGCGGGTCAAATGTGGACGGCTCCACCACGTCGAACTCAAACAGATCCGCGTACTTGCTGGCGGAGCCGTGTTCCGTGTCGATCACGGCCACCTTCCCGCCGCCAGCCAGGTTCTTCGCCAATTCAAGCAGGGAATAGGTCTTGCCCCCGCCCGCCGGCCCGCAAATCGCAAACCGTAGTTTTGCGTTCCTCTTTACTGCTCGCTCAAACATGATTCCTCCGTTGTTGTCTTGCAATCTTCAACCGCCTGCTGGAACGCCGCGTCCAGCTTTTCCACTAGCGCTAGTAGCCCGGCGTTTCGCGCATCGTGCATCAGTTGGTCAAGCGCCGCCGCCGCTATCATTGCGGTGTTCTCTGGACTGCCAATTGTCGGCACTCCGAGCTCGCGCCGTTGGTCATTAACCGCGCCCATCTTCGCGCTCCTTCACCGCTTGCGCCAACGCCTTTTTAAGCAGCGCGGCCACTTCCACCCGTCCACGGTCCTTCGCTATGGAAATAAGCTGGTCGATTTCGTACACCAGCTCATCGGCTCCGCAGTCCGGCACATGCGCCGCCAACGCGTCGAAGCGGGGGGCGTTGATGAATGTGGCGTCAGCTTTCGACATGCAGCACCTCGTCAGTTTCTGAGCCAACAATCCAATCTTCTACATAGGTATCGTGCTCGGTGGTTGCGCCATTGATCGTCTCGAAAAAGTAGACCAGGCGTCCCTGTAGGCGTGTCACGCGGTAAAGAATCGTCAGCCCCGGTTCGCTGTACGTCGTGACATCCCCCGGCCTCGGGTCTTTCCTCGGGTCTCTCACCATGCCAGCACCTCCAAACCCCACGAGCCAATCGCCAGCGCAAAGCACAGCCAGAGCGCGAGCATGAGAGTCTCCGGCGTATCGTCGCGGCGCCGGCTCATCGCTTCACCGCCGATTTAAAGCAGTGGATCGTAGCCGCCGCTGTGACCGCAAGCGCAAAAGCGGCCAAGGCGTTCAACCACCACGGCGTGTTATTCGCGATCCCCCAAGCCAGAGATCGCCGGTTCAGTACAACGCAGATGGCGTTCGCGGCTGCAAGTACCCCATACAGCGCTTTCATCGGGACACCGCCACCGCGACAATCACCAGCAAGAGGCTGATAGCTAAACCGAGGAGCGAAAACCGTAGCCGGCGCAGATTGGACTGCACATCAACAAGACTGAGTAACTTTCCGTCTTGCGCAAGCGCCAGTGCCTCCACACGCATTTCCAGCGCTTCAATCCGTCGCATCAGCCGATCTTCCACGTCGCGGCCAATTCCTTCTGCTTCCGCCCGCCAATTCGCCCGCCGTTGGCCGCTCATCGCGTCACCTCGCAAATAGGGCAGGTGTAGACGATGTGATATGCCGCGCAATGTCCGTACAGTTGCCGCTCGCGTTTCAGAGATGGCTGAGTCTCACCGGCCTCCCATCTCGAGACCGTCTTGATAGACCCGCCAAGGCTTTTTGCAAACTCTTCCTGCGTCATGCCTGCCGCCAAGCGGTAAATCAGCGGCAATGATTCCTTGTGCTTCTTCATCGCGTCACCGCCCAAGCCACCACCCACACCAGCGCAGCCGCCGCCGCGATCCAATCCGAGCGCCGCTGCAGCATGCGCAGGTCTTCCGGCCCGCCGCCCCAGCCGATCATGCCGCACCGCCAGCCGCCAGCAGCGCGGCAATAACCGCATGCCAGCTCGCGCCCGTGCGCCGCTTCATCGAGCGCATGGCGCCCCAATAGTCACCGCAGCGAGCGGCCTTGAGTTCGTCGGCGTTCGGCTTCACAGTGCGCCTCCGTTAGCCTGAACCATGGCGCGCGCCTCTTCAAGTAGCACCTCAACCGCGTCAAAGTCGCCGCGATCGTTGGCGCGAATGGCCCGCGTCCAGAGGTCGTGATACGCCGGACCGGCGTCCATTTGCTTCATCAAGCGGTCGTTCAGCTCCCCCGCGCGCTTTGCCCCGGCTGGCAGCGGTAGCGCGGCGGCGTTTGATGGGCAGCGTGTGGCTCCGAGGCTCATGCGGTCCTCCAGATGCCGAGTCGGCCGTCTGACACCTTCCGCACGGTCAACGTGCGTTGGCTCTTCTTCCTTACAATTGACGCTAGGTTGCGGTTGGATGCCGTGTCCTCCACCTCAATCATTCCGCCCAGTGGCAGGGCCTCTAACGCTAGGCGGAAGGCACCTTTTGGCGCTCCGTTAGCCGGGCGTATTCCTGGCAATGGCACGCCCATCTTGACCTCGTAGGTCGTCATAGTTGCTCCCTCTCTTTTGTGCGCCCGTCGGCATGGGCGGTTGTGTTGTGTGGTTACGGCTAGATCGCCGATGCTCGATTGAACTCGGCCTCTAGCCGCTGTGATGCCTCTATGCGCGCTTCTAGATCGCGCTGCCATTCAAGCGACAGAAACACTTCCACGTCCTGCACGCACGCGGAAAGGTACTCAGGCAGTGATAGCTTCTCATCGCCCATCGCCAGATACCTCTTTTCGTGCCAAAAACGATGGAAGCTCGCCACGTTCTCCAAGACGGCTTTTCGTGCCTTGATTCGAGCGTCAAGGCGTTCACTGTCTGACATCTTTTGCATAGTATTTGCTCCCTCTCTTTCCCACGTCGGCATTGCGTGGTCTGTTTACTTAGCGCGTTCCGTCTCCGGTTTGCGCTTGCTTGCAACACCCCACGCCCACTCCACCAGCCGCCCGGGGTGCTGTCCACGCTCCTCGGCCCGTTCAATAATGTCCTTGTGAACGCTTGGCAGTATCGTGATTTGTACCGCTTTCCGCCGCTCTTGTGTGGTTCCTGTGTTGCTCACAACCCAACCTTAACCCAGCCCGCCGCGCCGGTCAACACTAAACCTCACGCGCCGCAAACAAACCGCTATATAGCACTTGAGACGCAAAAAAGCCGCCCCACCTGTTATGGAGGAGCGGCTTTGATGTCGTGAAATGTGGTTCCGGGCGGAGCTCTCTCCAACCCCCGCACCAGCCCCCAGCCAGTGCCGGTGATCGTCGGATCAGGCACCCCTTCAGGCCAATAGAACGTGTCGCCTTTGCGGCCGTAGCGGCCGACGAAGCCATCGGGGACGATCAGTCACGGCGGTGATGCTGCGGCGACGGCGGGCGTGGCTGTAAGCCCAGTTGCAGCCATGGGCGCAACGATCATGCCCACCGCTGCCGATGGTGGCGATTCCAGCCCGCCAGATAGGGCCGTGACGCGGTAGCACCAGTTACCCGGCCCAGGCGAATCCCGGTAGGTTTTGACGGCCACAGGGTCCACTGTGACGCGATCAAACCGGGATGTGGTGGCACAGACACCCGCGGCCCGGTAGACGTGGTAGGTCGTCGCAGGCGGGTTGATGGCGTCGAGCCAGACGAGGAGGACGGTGGCAAGTAGCATTACTCACTCCTGGCGGCGATGCCGCGTTTACTGCGCATACAGGCCCTCTACTACTAATGCGGCGGTTCCACTTACCCCCGCCATATTACAGCCATAGCCATAGTGCGTTGCCGTCAAAAAATCGGTTCGTGTATGTTGGGCTACTTGCGTCCAATTGATTCGATCAACAGACGTGGACCAAGTTCGATTCGTATTATCGTCTACCAGTTTGAAGGAAATCTTGCCCCTCGGCGTAGAAGTTGCATAGTCGAAATAAGCCGAGTTCCCGGTCGTAGCGTTAGTATACTTCGCCATTCCGAGTTTCGCATTAGTATAGTGAAGACCAATAGCTTTGTTGGAGGCTGCTGTTGTACCCTCCGTTATGAAGAATCCACACGCATTAGACGCCGTTGATGCAAGTTGGATGTCCAGGTCAATGATGATCGTGTATGGCGCGGTAGGAATAGCCTTGATATACAACCGCAGCGCATCAGATCCAGCCGCAGATCCCCCATCGTATAGAACTGATCCAGTTGTCGCCGTTACAGATGCGCCAGAACCATAGGCTGTTCCGTTCGACCAGGGCAGCGTTGGGATGTACTTCTGCCCAGACCAATAAGCGTACGAAGTCCCATTGCAGTGCGCGCTGTAAATCGAATCCGTCAGCACGTATTGGTAATTGGTGTTGCTCCCACCGCACGCCGGAAGCGAGGCGTAGGTGGTGCGCAGCACGCTCCCGCCAGACGCCGCTCCCTGCGCCACCCAGGTATTCGTGGACTCGCACAGGTACCAGCGCGAGCCCGTCGTCGCGTCCGTGTCCATATACGCGTCGCCGACGGTGCAGGCGCCGGGAAGGAAGATGCCGTTGGGAACGCGGAGGGTTTTCGAGCTGAGGTTGACCGTCGAAGGTAGCGACAACGTTACCGCGCCCGTACTCGCCGACGCCGTGATTTCATTGGCCGTTCCGCTGATCGTGGTTGGGAGGGCTGTGCAGGTTTCGGAGGCCCCGGAGGCATCGACGCCCAGCGGGAAGCTTCCCGCGGAACAGTTTGCGCCGTTGGCGGCCAGCGCCGTGGCTGTCGCTGCATTGCCGCTTGTGTTTGCGGCGTTGGCCGGGATGTCGGCCGATGCCAGCGCGCGGAACGTCGGAGTCGCGGCACCGCCAGAGGTTGGCCCGGCGAAAACTTGGTTGGCCGTCTGCGTTGCGAGCGAAAACGCCAGGGTACCACTGGAGGTGATTGGCGAGCCCGTCACGGCGAGGATAGACGGCACGGTTGCCGCCACGCTCGTGACAGTGCCAGAGCCGCCGCCAGAGGCGCAGGCCGCGGGCTCCCAGGTGGTGCCGTCGTACACTAGGCAGTTGCCGTTAGAGGCTCCGCCCGCCGTCAATTGAGACGGCTGGAACATGACTGTTGGAGAAGGTACGGCGGTGGCGCGGATCTGGTAGAGCTTCGTGTCAGCCGCCTCGACCGTCCACACCTCAGACCATGCGGCACCCTTTGCCGGCTGGAACCGCGCGGAGTAGCTGGTGCCCGCCGGTGTGATGGTGCTGTTGGCAAACAGCGTCGCCGCAAAAGTGCCCGCGCTGGTCGTCGTCGTGCAATCCGCGCCCGTGACGCCGATACAGTAGACGGCTTGCCAACCGGTCAGGCTGGTGGTCGAGTAGTAAAGCGGCGAAGCGCTGCCGGGAGCGTTGAGGGTTACCGTCACGCGCCCGGTGAATGAGCCCCCGCCAACCGCGTTGGTGAGCGTGTCGGACAGGCTCACGGTTTGGCCGTAGGCGGCAAGCGCGCCAAGGAAAAGTAGTAGTTTTTTCATGGTGTTTTTTTTCAAAAAAAGACTTGACGCTAGAACGTTAAGCGCTTATAGTTAAAGTATGAACAGCGCACACAACACCAACCGACGGACCAAGACAAATTTCAAGAGTTTCATCAAGAAAAACGCAGCTAACCTGCTCGTGAAAGTAAACGCCGAATTTGACAGCATGTCCGATTGCGTGCGCATCGCTGACGGCGCATGGCGCATGGTCGATCAAAATGCTATTCAGATTGAAACGCCATACACGATGGGAATTGAAGGCGTTTGGCTGGTCGGTGGTGGGCGTGACTGGTTCGAGCACTACGAAACGGCAAACGCGATCGGCATTCGCGGCTTCAACTGCTGCGGCTCTTTTACGGTGGCGGTAGCCAAGCAGCAACACGCCGCCTAACCCCCACCCCAACGCCAGCGGGCGGCATAGCCCGCAGAGGAGATGAGAGATGCGAGTAAGCACTGAAATGATTCCCGCTGAAATCGCCGCTGAATGCGCGGAAATCGGCAAGACGTGGGCCGCGCATGAGTTTGACGTGGCGGCGGATGAGGGCCGTAAGCGGCATAATTGGGGGCGCGGAGACTATTGCGGAAATTACCCCGAAGTGCCAGCTTTCCCGGAAGACGAACAACCGCACTACGAACTCGACCAGATGATTGATGATGCGGCGATCCCGGTTTGGGAAGCGCTGTGGGATGCCAAAGAGGCCACCCGATGACCACACCGAAAAACCCCGCCGCCGTCGCCCTCGGACGGCGCGGCGGGCGCGCGAAAGTCTCCAAGGGCCCCAACGCCGCCAAGACGCCGGAACAGCGCGCGGAGTGGGCTGCAAAAATGGTGGCGGCGCGACGGGCGAAGGCTACCGCAACCGCTCCCACTCTCGGCAAACCGCCCGCCACTGCTTGAGGTCGATCACGCCGATTTTCAGGCGTTCGACATACTCATTCCAGAGCCCGGCGAACCGGTTCATGGCCTGCTCGCTGACGGGTGGCGGTTTGTCCGGTTCAGCGGCGGCCAGAAAAAATAATGCGCGGCGGGTCATTTTGTTGTTGACAGTAATCCAGCGTTGGTTTATAGTTAAAGTATGAACAGCGCACAACAAACCACCCAAGACGCACTCAACGCCGCTTACGCCAAGTGGCAGCGAGCCATTGAAAAATACGCCAACCCGCTAATCACCCCGACCACGGCCAAGCGCTATCTGCGCGCCGCTGAACAAGCCAAGGCCGCGTACTTGGCCGCGAAGTCTGCCCGCTAACCACCCCCAACGCCAGCGGGCGGCGTGAAGCCCGCAGAGGAGACAAAAAATGATCAGGCTTGAATTTTTTCGCTACTACGCCCCGCAAAAAGGCTGGGTTGACACAGGCAAAAGCTATGACAATATCGCCGTTGCAAAATACGCGGCCAACATGGGCCGAACCAACTACCGTATCGTTGAAGACGGCAAGGTGATCTGGTATCAGGACCAGCCCAAGGCCACCCGATGACCACACCCAAAAACCCCGCCGCCGTCGCCCTGCAAGCCCTCCGCAAGACCAAGACCGGAGGGCGCAACGGAGGCCCGCCGCTGCGGTACCCACGTTGCCCCTGCGGGCTTATGACAGCCGCGCGGGCGTTGCAGCGGAACCATAAGTGCCAGCCCGCCGCTTAAGCGCCACTAGCGCCGCCGCAACGTCGCAGATCCACGCCTCATGCGTGGCGTCGGTGAGCCCGGTGCGGACATGTAGCAGCTCGTGGCAGATGATGAGGTCGGGGTCTTTGTGGAGGCCGCGGCGGATCTTAACTGTCCACTGCGTCGCCCGGCAGTCGTCGAAGTCGGCGCGCGCGTCGTCGCCTGGAATTTCGGACGCCGGGACGATCAGGAGGCGCGGGCGCTCGGTGATGCCGAGGATTGCGGCCCATTCGCCGGCTAACAGGTGCCAGGCTTCGCGGGTCATGCCGCAATTGCCTCCAGCCGGAAGTCAGGCGAGTTTTGCCCGTGCCGCGATCCTGGCGTTACGCGCAGCCACCAGCCGCCCTTTGGCCGTGCCGCGCGCCCGCGCTCCACGTGCCATCCGCCGTCGCCGTCCTCGTCTTTGTAGCAGGAGCCGCGCAGCATGAGCTGGTGGCGCCGCTCACAGGTGCCCTTGGCGGATACGCCGACGATGATATTCTCGTCCATGTTGCGCCGGTGGATGTGCCCGGCATAGTAGACATCAGCCGAGTACATCCCGCGCGTCCGGTTCCAGTCGATAAAGCCGCGCGTGACTTCGCCGCCCCCGCCACTGCCGTGGTGGAAATGGAGTAGAATCGTGCGGATTGTGTTTCCGTACTGGCAATTGATGCGGACGAATCCGGTGTAGCCGAGCTTCTGGACCGGGCTCCCAGCTTGCCGTAGGCGGTCTACAAGGCGCTCTACCAAGTCAGTCTGGTGGTGGTTTTGGATGCTGGTTTCGTGGTTGCCGTAGCCGATGGCGGCGATGGTCGCGGCATACGGCAAATATAGGCCAGCGTGGAAGCGTACCAGCTCGTCCAGGTAGTTCGCCCCGCGCAACTCCTCGCGCAACTGGCTCGGGTCCGCGCGCTTGTCCCAACGGCCCTGCATGGCACAGAAGGTGTCGCCAAACTTCAGAACTGGTGCGCCGCGCTCGACGGCTTCCGCCATGTGCCGGCGGATGAGGTCGAGGTCGGAGTGCTGGTTGTCGGCGTGCTCGTCGGATTGCAGGAGCACCCAGCGCTCATCATTGACCGAGGCGAACTTTTCCAGGCGGAGGGTTGCCACCATGTCGGAATCGCGCGTGATCGACCATTTCTGAGTCATTTGCCCCCGTGATTCGCCAGCCAGGTGAAGATCGACGCCACTAGCGCGGCTGGTATCGACGCGATAAGCGCGACAAACTTCCACGCCCCGCGCTGTTCGGCCCGGTCGTTTTCGAGCGATGAGAGGCGGTCTTCGGACTTGCCGAGCCGCCCGTTAACCCGCGCCAGGTGGTCTAAAATGTGCTTGATGTCCGAGGTCTGGACAGCTTGGGACGTGGTGAGAGCACTCACGTCCTCGCGCATATTATCGAGGGTCCCCGCAATACGTTCGAGTTGTTCCAATTCATTCTCCGGCATTGGAGTTTTCACTTCTCGGGCGGTGGTGCCTCGGGCTTGATCGGTGACTGTTTGAGGTACCCAGCAACGGCCACAGCGGCCCCAATGGCGGCCTTGGCGGCAAGTTGCTTGGGGTGAGTGGTGCCGTCGAACATGAGCGCGTCAGATGCTGCCGTAGCGGCCCCACCGAGCGCGGCGGCGAGAATGGCTTTCCATGCGGTACGCATCGCTTATGCCTTCTCGATCAGTTTTTCGATAGCCTTTGCGGCGCCGGGGATGTTCAGGATTGCCGATCGCCAATCGGTCGCCAGATCGGCCGCGATGCGCTTAAACTCCTCGACACTGCCGCCGCCGAACATCTGCGCCAGCATGGCCAGGTTGTGCCAATCACCACCGGCGAAAGCGACGAGGTTGTATTTCTCGCCCGGTTCCAGCGCCAGTTCTTCGACGGGCACGTAGTCCGCCGCTTCCGAGGCCGCCATTCCGTTTGCGTGCAACTTGCCCACCGGGAAGCCGAGCGCGCGGAGTTTGGCGACGAACTTCTCAGCGGCTTCGACGGTCATGTTGTGCGCACTGTTGGTTGCCTTGTAGGTCATAGTTTTTGCTCCGGTTTCTTGATGTCCAGCGGCCCGTATTCGCGGGCGAGTTCTTTTATTTCCTGTTTTGCGGGTTGGTCCAGCGGGAGGAAGTACGGCCCGCCGATCTTGTCGCCGTTGTCGGTGGTGGCCACTACGGCAGCGGTGCGGAGTTTCACTCCTCCACCGCCCGGTACACCTTGACGGTCACCGCCTTGTAGTCCACGCCGTCGAATTGGACGAGCGCAATCAGCCGGCCCCAAGCGTCACGAATGAGATCGGCGAATTTCTGCACGCCATCGACTGTCACGCGCACGGCGTCGCCTTCGCGGATATGAACGAGGACCTGCGTCACCTTGCCCACCGGCCACGGGAAGTCCGGCGCCTGCGCGCGGAGCCGGTCGAAGTCGATGCAGGACACCTGGACGAGATCGACGTTCGGCGTGGGGTTGCGGTCGTCCTTGCCGCAGATCGACTCGCCCCGCAGCGCCACGACAGCCAGCAGAATAGCCGGGATCAGCTTTGCGGAGATCACTTTTTCGACTCCGGTTTCGGCGGTTCCGGCAGCGTCAGAAACGTGCCGTCCTGTTGCAACCGGCAGCGATCCTTGGGGATGCTGCGGTCGGCGCAAGCCTCGGTGAGGATGACGTCGATTTGCTTGTTGAGTTCGGCGACTTTGGCGGAAAGCTCCGACAGCGCCATACGTTCGGCGGTCTTCAGGGGGGCGGGGGGTTTCGGCGCTTCGGCCGCCCCGGCCATGCCCATGGCCAGGAGTGCGAGTAGGGTACGCATAAATTGAGAATACCAAGGAGTCTGGCGGCGCATAACGCCGCCGTTACTGTTTCCGCGCGTGGCGGATCAGATAGCAGGGTGTTTTCGCACACCCCGCGAAGCACCCGCGCGGGAGAGGGCACGCGGGGAGGGCGTAGAATTAAAGCATGACCGTCAAGGAACTCATCGAAAGATTACAGGCGATGCCGCCCGATGCCCCGGTGTTTGTCGCGCAAGGTGAATACCCTGACGAGGAAGCTGTTGAAATAGTGTTACTCGGCGGTGAGACAGTGGCGATCTATTAGCAGGTGCCGCCGGTCAGGATGCCGCCGCTGAAGATCAGCGTGCAGGTGCCGGTACCGGCGGAGTCGCGCACGGTCTTTGTCGACGTGATGCCCGCGGAACCGGACGGGGTGGTGATGGTCCCGGAGATGTTGACGTTCGTGGTAGCAACGGTGGACCAGCGGAAGGATGTATTCCCAAGCGCGTAAAAGTTGTTGGTCGTTGGGACGAGCGTGCCGGATAGCGATGTGCCGGAACTCAATGCGATATCCCCGTCAATATCGACATGAAAGGTCGAGACCTTGCCCCACCGGTACGTGTTGGACCCGCTTACGTATGCGCCAGTCGTAGTGGGGAGCACGTCGCCAGTGATGCTGCCTCCCAGGGTCACAGTGCCAGACGCATTCAGATCGATGGCGTAGATCGTGCTGGGGCGAAAGCTGGGATGGCCGAAGGTGTAGGCGTTATTTGAATCTGGAACGAGATTACCGCCGGCTGATATATCCCAGCGGACGACGTTGTTAGTCTTGAAATACACGGGGAAGTTGTCGGAAGTCCCAAGTATCGCGGCCGTTCCGAATGAATTTCCGGATTGAACGTAGCAGGTTGGGCACGCGGCCGCAGCTTGCCATGAACCAGCGCCGCCCGTGGATGTCGCGGTCCAGACATAGCCTACGGTCGTGGTATCGGTAAGGATGAAGCCAGAGGCAGAGAAGTAGCCAGCCCCATACGAATAGCCAGAGTCGCCGATTGAGCCAGTTCCGCCGAATAGCGGCTTCATTGTGCCCGCCATCGTCCCGCTGTTGAAGCTGAACGTAGCCGAGCCAGTGGCGGCGATGCTTCCGAGGATCGTCACCGCTTGATTCTTGATCGTGATAGCGTCCTGATACGTTCCCGAGCCAGTTGCTGTTTGGATGGCAAATTTCTCATCTGTGAATGCTGCCGACTCGTACCCAGAGCACACCCGCGCGGCTCCATAGATAGTGCTGGTGACGGTATCGGTAGAGGCAAGCACAAGGCACGCCGGATCATAAAACCCGCTGTTGTTGGTCTGCGATAAGGTGAGCTGGTTCTGGACGCTAGCGATAGCCACCGTTTGCGGATTGACGAAGGTCTGATTGATGTTGAGCCCGGCGAGCGTATGATCTCCGTCCTGCACTG